GTTCTTTAGTTTGTAAAATATATTCTTCGACTATAAGCATAGAAAACTCCTCTCTATGCTTATTTATAATAAACGCTCTTTTAAGCGCGTCTACTAGATGAGAGCGACCACCTGCAGTGTGCCTTGAACGAATTACTTCCGGACGCTTCGTTCTTCCCAGATAGTCTTTACTGTTGCAACAGCAAGTGCTACCCTTTTCTCTTACCTTTCGGTGGGGTTCAGCAGAGGTGGTCTATATTGGTGGAGAATAACGGGATCGAACCGTTCACCTTCTGCGTGCAAGGCAGACGCTCTACCGAATGAGCTAATTCCCCGAAACTATAAAGCGAAGTGGGAGGATTCAGTTGTACCTCCATGACCCAGTCAATTACTATCTGTAATCTCAGTCAACGACTCGTTCCTGGTTAAGAGGAGTACCACTCCCCGAGTCTACCTTATCCCCACTGACGAGGGGATTATTCAGTCACACTTCTTACGCCGACCGTCGCCAGCGATATATTGATGAATGTAATGGCAACTGAGGTGTCGACACGCTACTGTCGGTAATTTCGCTCTTTACGTTCCTATCTTCCCCCAATCGCTTGGTCGCCACAGGAACTTCCATTACATTCAAACTGGTTGCAGGAGTCGGACTTGAACCGACGACCTTCTGGTTATGAGCCAGACGAGCTACCACTGCTCCACCCTGCGTCAAACTTGCCGTTTTGTTTTCAACGTATAATGCATTGGGTATACACGTTGGTTCAGCAGACGGTACTGCTTATTCGAAACTGGCTCCCTAAGATGGATTCGAACCACCGACCAATTGATTAACAGTCAACTGCGCTACCGCTGCGCCATTAGGGAATATAAGCACCTCACGTCTTGGTGCTTACGTTAAACATTCTCGACAGACTCCATACACCATACGGTATGCGAGTAGTTTGACTATAAACTGGTGCCCTCAGTACGATTCGAACGCACGACCTGATGATTACAAATCAACTGCTCTACCAACTGAGCTATAAGGGCAAAAACTTATTTAATCTCCCCTGCTCATGAGCGAATTTCGGAGTCGGGTGCTTCCCGTCCTAAACCATTGCTAGAGTTATCTCAGATCAGGTCTGATGGTCCATCCTGATCATAGTGTATGCGTCCATACACGCTACCCCTAGCAGGGGAGATTAAATAAGTCTCGAAAGACTTATTTTATAATAACAATGTCAAAGAGCAGAAACTTTATTTATACACTATACTATACTTTTTAGAGAAAGTCAAGTGTTTTTTAAAATTTATTTTCAGTATGCATCTGAATCCCTTCGATGCGAGGAGAGATCGACTTAGCAGAATACTGCACACCGTTGATCTCAAAGAAATGCCGACCACCAATCGCGCCAACCTTTTCCCAGCGAAGGTTCAATGCTTCGCGTTCGCGGAAAGGACTGATACCGTGGGTCCACTTACGACCAGACTTCAGTTCGAAAGAACCACCGCAGAGATTCGTAACCATTTCATTTCCTTTTCTCATCTTATATTCCACTATACCGCGAAATGTAGAAAATGTCAAGCCTAAAAATTATTTTTTTATTCCGACAACCACTTTGCGATGGAACCATACTTCAGGTTCAGTTCGTTCTCAAGAATCTCGAGACCGTAGAAATCGAACTCCTTGGCGCTGATGCCTTCTGCTTCAGCGATAATTTCGATAGCACGTTCGCGAGTGGAACCTGCGACAAGGTACATCGTTGCGGCAACACGAGCAGTAAACTGCAGGAATGCCTTCTCTTGGCGATCCTGTTCGTAAGCGATCTGTTTGTCGAGTTTCAGCGAGAGATACTCGAAGTCTGCGTCGAATGCTTCGACTGACTCAAACGTAGGATTATACGGACGGCATCCATAAACTTCCTTGTAGAGATCGGAGTAGATGCAAGCATCTTTTGAACCAGTGGCGGCATCAATATCACGAAGAGTCAACATAATCAATTCCCTTTCAAACTATAATACCACTATACCTCGAAAATGGGAAAATGTCAAGCCCCTAAATTTATTTTTTTGAAATTAATCTCGCGGACGATATGGATCATATTTCATGCCCCACAACCAACCTCCTGGTAATATGAAAGTCAGAGGGTCAACAAGGTGGCATTTACCATTCGGTTCAACGCACCACTTGCGGCGTCTCATACTTGCCTTTATCGCCATGAGTCGACGAGTCTCCCAAGTATGCCTTCTCGCATACATCGGATTGCCATCTCTGCGCCTAGTTCCTCGCATTTTTCGACTTATCGATGCTTTATGCTCAGGAGTTAATCCACCCCAGCAAGGATTCTTCTCGCCAGTCAATGCCTCTGAGATTTTCTTACGAGTCTCAGGACTATGCCTCGCAGTTTTCTTTATAGTAACTTTATCGACAATGGTCAAACCTTTTCCGAAAATCTTTGCTTTATCTCGGATAATTTCAATTTGACTGTTTTGTAGTAAAAGTTCTCTCGGTTTCGGAACCTTAGAAGGATCCTTTACAATCCACAATTCTGTTTTAGTTTTGAATAGAAAGAACTTCATTTACGGTTCCTGTATCCAGTAACGTTAGATTGTGTTCTCGATCAATATATTTGAATTCAATATGATGTGGGTCAAATTGCTCCAGAGCAGCGAATACATCAGCAGTATCGAGAGTGCTACAGGTATACACATCCAGTTGCATCAGAGCAGGGGAAACCTCATCCCAAACATGCATAGCAATATGCGATGTTTCGATGATGGTAACTGCAGTCAAACCTCGATTACCAACCATATCACTGTAAACAGCATATGGTCCCATTAGTATCTTCATACCAATTTTATCAACCAGAGTCTTCATCCAATCCTGGATTGCCTCTGCACATTGCGGTGGATTGTTCAATTCTGCTCGCACAATGAGATGCTTGTGCTCTAGGATTTGCCCCATTTCTGTTCCTTAACTTCTTCTGGAAAGAATTTATTTATAAGGTTGCTAAGGATTTTTTTGGCGACTTCTTCTTCTTAACCTCTGGCGCTTTCCAACCTGTCAAGAAACTTTCTAGAACTTCGGCGAGACGAGGATATGCTTCGAGTAAAGTTTGATCCTTGATGTGATCAAGCAACTTCGCTTCTTTAATCTGCAGACCCTGAAATGTCTGCATCCAGATTTCTTCTCTGCGGAACTGCGGAACTTTCTTGGCACTACCTTCTGGCAACAAAGTTAAAATTCGACGGAACTCTTGCGTGATGGTTGTGTCTGCCATATTAGCAGGTAGTCCCTCATCCTTATATGGAGTTGGACCCTCGGGAAGATTGTATGGACCTTGCTCATATCCAACACCCCAAGCGACAAACCGCATTAGAATAGAGTTACCAAGAGAGACTGCTCTGACACGTTCGCGAAGTTCGTCAGTAGTTTCTGCCTCACATGCCCAATCAAGTGCCTCATCTATTTGCTTAAATTTCTTTGGTGGTAGTCTTTGTGCCATTTCAAGTCTTTCTTTTAAAATTCATCAACGAGTTCAATCATCTGCTTCATACGATTGGCGATAAAATAGTTCAACAGACCTGAACGATCTCCGCCCAGTTGTTTCTCATAACTATCTATAATCGCTGTTTTGATGTCCTCAGGAATGCGCGACAAGTCAACCAATTCACGGTTGCGCTGGAAATTGCGCCACATTTCGTCATTGGTGATGAAGTCTTCAGGTTTCTGAGTCTTCCACAATGCAAGTGCTTCCTTGCGAATAGGACGCTGACGTTGACCATTGATGAATGTATCATCATCAGACATGATATTGGGAACACCGTCACCCTTATCGCCCATGATAATATGTTCCATCAGAACTGCCTCAGGTGATTCCTTCAACTTACAGAACTTCTTCTGGACAGGCGCATACTGCTTCACGTTGCTCCACTTCTGTAACTGCTGGAAGTCATGGTCACCAGACAGAACGAGGAATGGTTCAGCACTCGGGATGAGACCATCAGTGTTCATAGTCTGACTATACTCGGCGAGAACTGCGATAACATCGTCTGCCTCTGCGCCATCAACATCAATTACAGGATATGGGAAGTGATCTTGCAACTCACTACGAATCTGGTGAAGTGCTTCGAAAATGGCAGACCAGTCAAACCCTGACTCCTGCCGTGCTTTCTTACGATTCGCCTTATAGTTGGGGAAATACTGACGACGCCAGTAGTGACGATTATCACAAGCAATAACAATGTTGCCGAACTCAGCACCAAACTTCTTCTTATATGAACGAATGGCATTGATGATCATGTGCCGAATGAGAGGTAGGTTTACCTCTACATCACGGCGACCACCTAGTTCTGCCATCATACTGCTGATAGCAGTCTGGTTAAAATCAACAACAATCATTCTATATCTTCTTTCGTAACAGTTAATGCTTCACGAACATCATTTAGCATATTAATCTCAGGACATTCAACTCCTGCCTGACGCATGTATAAACCAGTAATCATAACAGCGATAACAGCGGCATCGGAATGAAAGAGTTCATTAGTTAGACCAATCTTTTTTTCCGTTGCCATAAGAATACCACGCAGACAGGCCTGTGCGAATGCTTCCGCATCTTGGTATGCTGCATATTCTGTGGCACCTTGGAGGAAATAACTCAGAGATTCTTTGTCAATCTCTTTAGTTACATTCGTCTTCAGGTAAGTAACATTATCACCATTATCGTTCATTAAAACACTTTCAAAATTAATGTAGTTGGAGTCAGACGTGCACGCACAGGTCCACTCTTACTCTTAACGGCTGAGTACCATTTTGTCAAGTCATTTTTCTTAAGTTCAGAAAATTCTTTTACTTGAGTCTCTGGTTTACGGAGCAGTCGTGAGTTAGAGAAGTTATCATCAAATCCTACAAGACTTGCACCCTTAACAGTGATGCTTCCGCTGACTGGGTTGAAGTATTTGGAGATCTTTCGTGTCTTGGTGTCGAATGTCCACACTTCGCTGCAGTTTAGTAGGTTGATAGGTTCAACGCTGGTGACACCAAGAGCAGTGTCACTCACAAGGAACTTTAGATTCTGAACCAACTTGGACTTATCCTTTGGTTTCTTCTTGCGAACCTTAGCAACCTGTTTGCTGACATATGACTTCTTGAGGTCACCGATGTATGTTTCTAGCAGTTTGACAATATCCTTGACAGACTTCATGGTTGTCAAGTGCGAGTAACACTCGAGCAACTGTTCCTGCGAATCAGTCAGTTGACTTTTTGGCAGTCGACGAACTTCTACAAGTTCAGCAAATTCTGCAAGGATAGGTTCAATCTTTTCTACGCAGTCAAGATAGTTCTTATCTGACATGCGGTAAGGCATTAGAATCTGTGCGATGTTACGAGTATCTTCACCATTGATAAGTTTCTCAATCTCATCATCAACATCAGATACAATGTAATTCATCGCGACGAGCGGTTTCTTAGCAACCTTGACAACAGGTTCAGAAGTTGTATCTTCATCATCAATCAGAACAATCTTCTTGCTGACTCGTTCTTCAACCTTTTCCCAGATGCGTGCCTTGTGCTCATCAGTTAGAGGGAATCCACGCATAGCGATACGTGCACTGTTAGCATATGTCCGAGGAAGCATCTTGTCAGACAACTGAGACAATGCTTTGAGTTTGGTTGCATCACCCTTGAACCAGTCAACCAGAAACGCACGACAATCTTTCTGGTCAACGATGAAGTTATACCAGTTCAATGCGTTACCATATTCAGACTGATAGTTTGCTGGTTCATAATCTTCAGACCAGATAGGTTCTACACCCATGGCTTTAGAATCAGCAACAGGAACTTTCAACTTATACATAGATTCACCTTTCTTCATAATATATCCAATATACTATATTTTGCTGGAAAAGTCAAGCCCTAAAATTTAACAGAGGTGATGCGGTCGTAACGAAATGCTCGCCACTCATTCTTATCCAGATCCCATACTGCGAGGGTTTCGCCACTAGGTGGTTTTGTCTTTGTTCCCTTTTCACTATATGGAGGGATGACACCTTCCTGTAGAGTGCAGCGCATAACACGTTCCTGCCCATTCAGTTTAGTGAATGAGACAATCGCTTCACCCTGTGCAAGAGTTGCCTTGAGTCCATCGCGCCATTCTTGATTCATAATATCCATCACATTTTCCTTATGTTGTTTTCATCTATAATAATCTTGCCATCCCTCCACGATTTCTTGGGAGGATCTGGCGCTGGTATATCATGCGTTGACACAGTTTTATTCTCATGTTTCTCGAAAGCAAAGAAGTCTGGTGTTTCAACAACAGGTTTCTTCTTTGGTTTCTTGACAGCGGGAACAACCTTCTTAGGTTTAACATCATCAACAACGACATAGTCTACTATACCTGATTCTTCCTTCTTTGTCAAGCTTAAAAGTGTCATGTTGGCAGCAATAATTAATAAAATTGCCAGAGGGTCAAACACGAAGATAAGCATAATGATCATCAAACGCACTGCTTTATCCACGGTAGCGGTATCGCCATTACCGTAGAACAGTTCTGCAATATATTTGATCGGACCTACTTCTGCTTCGAGTTTGAGGTTTTCTGTTTTGAGCGGTATGAGATCAGTCTCAATAGTCTCAATGTCTGCAGTCGCACTCTCAATTTCTTTATTGAGAGACGCACGTTCCCGTTTCTGTCTGTTTCTAATGAAATTAGCATCGAGCACATCCTCTGCAGTAGTGAGTCTGTCCAGAGTATCCAGAGATGTTTGCGCATTCTTCAGTCTCCTTTCTGCAGATGCTTTTTTGCTCTCGAGTTGTTCTATTTTAAATACTGCTGAACCACCAACAGTAGTGTGTTCAATGTGCGATCGACTTAGATAACCGAACACACCCATGCTTGTAATGAATGACAATACGCAGACCGCAATAGTAAAGTAGGTCTTCAGCAGTTTGTTCGCACTTTTCCAGTTGCGATATACCCAACTAGCAGTAATAAGTTTAGCAACCTCTAGCACACCGCCCATCACCGCAACAGCAATCGGGGATGCTGGGAAAATTGCCATCAAACCTAATATCGAAAAGTAACCAGCGACACCAGTAATCGCAAGTGCAGTTAGCATTAAGAGTGCTGCGAAAAACATCCAGGCCTCCAATCAGGTATTTTTAATTCTTTCAAGTGATCAAGTCTCAGGCGCACATTCCACATTTGATTGATGCATCTGTCGTCGAGTCTATGTTCCCATTGCAGGATATGCTCAACAGCCTTGGCATGCGATTTGCTGTCATATTCAGCGACAACTTCCTTGCGCATTTCGCCTTCATAGTTAATCACATAAGAGGAACTGCCGAAATATGATTCGAACAGTTTCTCTGTCTTACATGAATACCCAATATAAAATTTGCCGTCGTCGAAGTAAGTGCAATATACTCTGTGCACCTTCTTCGGCAACGGCTTACGTTTCTTCTTAACTATCATAATCTACTCCGTAAGTAGATTATTTATTCGTCCCAGTCAGCATCGTCCCATATAACATCTTCTTCGTCTTCAATAACCTTTGTTCCGCAGAAGGGACAATGTTTCACTTTGTAATAATCATCGTCTAAGTCATGATCGACTGTGAAGACTGCGTCACAAGAAAAACACTCTAACTCGTCCATTAGACATCTTCCGTCACAACACCGATAGTGATGTTATTGTCTTGACAGTACTGAAGATAATCTGACGCAACATTAGTTTCAATTAATGTTCGAAATTCTTGATAGATCTGCTCATTCTCAAATGTAAAAGTAACAATATTTTGATTTTCATAATCATATGCATATGTATCCAGTTGACCGACGTTCGCATCAAGAAAAGCATTCATTGGATTCAATGCTGTTGGAGCGACCTGCCAATACCAAGGAGTTTCTTCATTTGGTCTGGTATACGTAATTGTAACCCGTTTCATTGTGTTTCCTTTAATTTAAGTTGTAATCTTTGTTATTTATTAAGCAGCGACACCCCAGACATCATCCCACTTACCTGAAAGCGCACCCTTAGCATAGTCGGTGGCACGATTTTCAAAGAAGTTGGTGTGAGTTGGTGCGTTGATCATTTCTTCAACCCATGGTAGTGGATTCTTCTTTACCTTGAAGATGCCCTTCATACCGAGACTAATCAGTCGACGGTCACAGATATAGCGGATATACTTTTTCACATCATCCTGTGTCAGATTTTCCATCTCTCCCATCGAGAATGATAGTTCAATAAACTTGTCTTCAAGTTCTACCATCTTTTCAGCAATGGTGTAAATCTGAGATTTTAGTTCGTCATTCCACAATTCACGGTTTTCTTCAACATAAGAGCGGAACAGTTTGATCATACCTTCAGCGTGTTGAGTTTCATCAACAATCGACCAAGTAACGATCTGCCCCATTCCCTTCATCTTTCCGTGACGAGGGAAGTTGAGGAGCATGATGAAGGATGAGAACAGTTGCATACCCTCAGTGAATGCACTAAATGCAGCGATATTGGTCGCGA